CAGAAGTAGAAGCTTCTGAAGAGCCAAAAGAAGAAGATGGCGAATATGGCGAAAAAGTTCAACGCAGAATTAAAAAACTAGTTGATCAGCGTCGATCTGCAGAAGTTCAAGCACGAAAACACCAAGATGAGACAAGCCAGTTGCGAGCACGACTTGAGCGTTTAGAAAAAGGCTCACAACAGAGTGCTCAACAGCAAGCTGAAAACTCTTTTAACCAAAGATACAATGAAACTCGAAAAGCCTTTGAAGTTGCTGTTGAAGAGGGTGACACCTCTGCACAGCTAAACTTTACTGAGCAACTTGCTGACATGAGAGCTGCAGCTAGAATCTCTGAAATGCAAAACAACCAGAGACAGCAACAAGCTCTGCAACAACAGAGGCAACCTCAAGCAGCTCCAACAGCTCCTACTCCAAAAAAAGCTATGAGCTGGTGGCAAGAAAACAAATGGTTTAATTCTGGCGGTTTTGAACGAGAAACAGCGGCTGCACGATCAATAGATGTCCAGTTAGATCTCGAAGGATACGATAAAGAATCCGACGAATACTATGGACAATTAAATAATCGTTTACTGAAATTGTTTCCTGAGCTAGACTCAGGAAATGAGCCTACAAAGACGAAGCCAAAAAGCAGATCTCCAGTAGCACCAACTGCAGGTGGGACTTCATCTTACAAGGGCAATAGGATTCGTTTATCTAACGATCAATTGCGAATGGCAAGGGAACTTGGAATAACTGACGAGTCAGCCCTCAAAAAATATGAGGCTGAAATTCGTCAGCAGAAAAGGAGTTAATTATGGCACAAGCAAGAAATGTTAGAGCAAACGAATCACGCAAGGAAATCCGTGAAGAAGAGGCTCGCCCTCAGACTGCATGGAAACCACCTTCGCTGTTGGACGCACCTACCCCTCGTTCTGGGATGGTTCAACGGTGGGTTGCTACTTCGATTCAGGGTAGAGATACTCCAGACAACGTATACAAACGTATGCGAGCTGGCTGGAATCCTCGCCCCGCAGACTCAGTGGATGATAAGAGATACCCAACTATCAATCATGGGCAGTGGGCAGGTTCAATAGGCGTTGAAGGAATGCTGTTGTGTGAGATGCCAGAAGATACTTTCAAATCTATGAAAAAATATTATCTTGGCAAATCAGACGAACAGAACGAATCAATCCCTGGTGAACTTGATGCGATAGGAAGAAATGGGGGAATCCCGATCCAACAGGAACGGTCAAGCACGACTAGCCAAGGTCGAGATGTCTCGATCATGGATGATTAACAACTTAGAGATGGAGAAATAAAATGGCAAACGCTGATGCCGCTTTTGGGTTCGTCCCAGTCCGTCACATGAGTGGTAATGCACCTCGTGCCAACAAATACACCATTACATCTGAGCTTGCAGAAAACATCTTTACGGGTGACCTTTGCATAGTAACATCAGGTGGTGTTGTTACGCCTCACACTGCTACTGAGGCTAATAATATTGGAGTTTTTGCTGGGGTGTCTTACACTGCAAGTGATGGTTCTTTTATTTATAGCCAATACTGGCCAACAGGAACTGCAGCTACAAGTATCATCGCATATATATATGATGATCCGTATACTGTGTTTAAAGTTCAATCTGCTGGCACTCCTGCTCAAACAAATATCGGCAACTGTGCTGATGTTGTTGCAGGAGCTGGCTCAACAACCACAGGTCAATCTGGTTTTGAATTAAGTGGAACGATGGCTGCAGGAATCGCTTCCTGCAAAATTCTTGCACTTTATGATGCACCAGAGAATTCATTCGGCGCAAATGCTGTCATGGAGGTCACTATTAATGAGCACCTTCTTGGCACCAATATCGCTGGCATATAGGAGGGTATGAACAATGGCTATGAATAGAGCAGCCTTTGCTAAGATGCTTGAGCCTGGATTGAATACTCTTTTCGGTCTTGAGTACGACACATACCCTGCAGAATATGCAGCGGTATTTTCTGCCAACACTTCCCAAAAAGCATTTGAAGAAGATGTCTTATTGGAAGGTTTCGGTAATGCTCCTGTGAAGAATGAAGGCGCAGCAATTTCTTATGATGCAGCTTCCCAGCAATGGACAGCTCGCTATCAACATGAGACCGTTGCCTTAGCTTTCTCAATCACAGAAGAAGCTGAAGAAGATGGACAGTATGGTTCTATCGCTTCTCGCTACACTAAAGCCCTCGCTCGTTCGATGGCTTCAACCAAAGAAATTAAGGCTGCAAATGTCCTTAATAATGCTTTCTCTGGTTCTGGTGTACTTGGTGGCGATGGTAAAACCCTTTGTGCGACTGATCACGTTACCCGAACAGGTAGCCAGTCGAATGCATTGGCAACTGCCGCTGATCTGTCTGAAACTTCACTTGAGCAAATGTTAATTCAGATTTCTGACATGAAAGATGAGCGTGGCCTACGTGTTGCTGCTCAAGGTCAGATGCTGGTTATCCCAACTGCCTATGCTTTCACGGCAGAGCGGTTGCTTGAGTCTCAGCTTCGCACAGGAACTGCAGATAACGACATTAACGCGATTCGCGCTGGCGGCTACTTGCCAAAAGGCTATCACGTAATGCGTCGTCTCACAGATTCAGATGCATTCTTTATTGCAACTGATGTTCCTGATGGTCTGAAGCATTTCCAACGCTCTCCTCTTAAAAAGGGCATGGAAGGCGACTTCGAAACAGGCAATGTTCGTTACAAAGTTCGTGAGCGTTATTCCTTCGGTTTCACCGATTGGCGTGGCGTTTTCGGAACTGGTGGCGCAGCCTAATAATTGTGGGGAGAGGGAAACTTCTCCCCATTTTATCCTGACAGCTTCGGCTGACACACCCAAGACAGGAGATTGACATGGGTACTACAACTTTCAGCGGCCCAGTAAGGTCGGAAAATAACTTTGATTTAGTAAGTAAAGACGAAGCTACAGGGCTTATCCGCAATAGAACGGCTTATGGCGGTGCTGCTTTTGACACTCGACGATATTGTGCCAAACAATATTTTGATGTGGGTCTTCCTAAACTTTCAAACTACATGAATGGTTCTGAAACTAAAGACTGGGGAAGCATTGCTGACGGTGATGAACTAGCAGAAGATGTATCTGTTGTTGGTGCAGCATTGGGTGATTTTGCTGTTGCTTCTATGAGCATTGATGTTACTGATCTTATAATTACAGCTTCAGTTACTGCAGCAAATGTTGTTACTGTTATTCTTTCTAATAATACTGGTGGTGCAATTAACTTAGGCTCAGGAACTCTTTTTGCGAGAGTAATTCCCAAAGCGTTTATGCCAAACAATGGTGCTGATCCTCATTTTATGTCTGTTGGCACAAACATGACTTCAGCTTTAGTTTCTCGCACTTCAACACGAGCTGGAATTACAATAACCACAGCTGGAGCAGATCAAGACCAAGCTATTATTTGCCCTAACTCTGGCACTGCTGAAACTTACTGGGCAGATACTCTTTGGGGAACTGAAAATGAACTTGATTGGGAGTGTTCAATTGCTTTGTATGCTCTTGATAACCAAAAAGTTTGGGCTGGTTTGAAGTTGACCAATGATCAACTGGTTGCAACTGATGCAAACCAGTTATATTTTAAATATCAAACAGATGCTACGAACTCTGAAGCTTTCACTGATTTTACTGTATGGCACTTTGTTCATTCAATTGGAGGCACTGATTTTATTAGTGCATTGCCAATAACTGTTGAAGCTGACACTGAATATCATTTCCGTATTCAAATTAATGCTGCTCGTGAAGCTGCAATTTTTGTAAATGGAATTCAGTATGATGTTACGACAACTTCTGGTTCTACAGGAGGAACTGCAGTGGCATCTGGCACAACAAGAACAACTGCATTAACAAATGACATAGATTTTATTCCTTTTATTGGAATTGAAGCTGGTGCTGGTGCTTTAGAATATCTCTATGTTTACTTCACAAATTTAAGTCGTAAAATTTTTGAGAGTTCCTAATATATAATTTGGACAGGGGCTTCGGCCCCTGTTTCAAAAGGAGTGAAATATGGCTGATTTAACCAAAGTCGTGAAAATTATAGATAACCCAAGAGAGTGCGTTTTCTCTTTCCAATATCAATATGTAGATACTGGAAATGAAAGTGCAGTAAATAAAATTGATGTTTCTGCTTTAGAGAAAAGTGCTAATGGTGATACCTGCAGTGGAGTTAGAATTGCAGAATGTTGGTGGGTAATTAAAGGCATGACTGCAGAAGTTCTTGCTGATGCTGACACTGATATAATAGTTCTGCATCTTGATGAAAACCAATCTGGCTACCAAGATTTTTCTAAATTTGGTGGGTTGCCTACAACTTCATCTTATGGAGCAAATGGAACTGGTGATGTTGATTTTACAACGACAGGTGCTGGTGCTGCTGGTGATACTTATCAGATCGTTATTAGGGCAATTAAGCAATATTAGGATAGTTGAATGGCAACCTCTGGAACAGTAGCATTTAGACCTGATGTTGAGCAGATAATAACAGAATCTTATGAACGTTGTGGTATTGACACTCAAACAAGAACTGGTGACCAAGCAGTTTCTGCTCGCAGAAGTTTGAATTTGTTATTTAGTGAATGGGCAAACCGTGGAATTAATTATTGGGCTGTTCAAAATAACACGCTAATCCTCGTTAATGGTCAGACAACGCCATATACTTTGCCAGTAGGCACTATTGATTTAATAGATGTTGTTATTCGTGATACTTCTGGAGCTTCAACAACAGATACTGTTTTAAACAGGATAAGCATTGCTGATTATAACCAGCTTCCTGAAAAAACATCATCAGGAAAACCAAGTCAGTATATGCTTGATAAGCAATACACTCCAAATTTATATGTATGGCAGGTTCCAGATACAAGTGACTATAGTCTTGTTTACTGGTCAATAAATCAACTTGAAGATGTTACTGCATCAGCTGAAGAGCCTGATATTCCTTATCGGTGGTCAGATTGTATCTGTGCAGGGCTTGCAAGCAAACTAGCTTTAAAATTTGCACCAGATCGTTACCAAATTTTAGAACAAGTTTATGAAAAGTCATTTGAATTTGCTGCATCAACAGACAATGACGGTGTAACAATGCGAATTAGAC